ATATTCACCCCATGTGTCTAATGACCATGTTGTTGCTTCTTGGTAAACACCTGAGCTAATTGGTGCAGAACCCCAATTACCTGCGCCATAAAAACCACCACCATAACCTAAGTTTATTACTCCGTTTAAATTACCTGATGTCAGTCCTGATGGAGTTATATCATAAACTGTATGTGAGGGATTTACATAATATAATTTGTTATAAGTGCCACCTGCTAAATATGAGTCACTAGAATTATCTAACCAAGATAACATTGCTCTAGGAGCTGAAGCAAAGGCATTTGCTTTTCTTGATGTCCATCCACCAACAGGTCGCATTGAGCCATCGTGCCATCTTACTAAACTAGCATCTCTCCATCTGTTAGAAGCTTGAAAGTCTGTGCCATTTCTGTATTGACCCGGTGGTATGTCTAAAGGTATTAATGCCATAATCTTATGCCGCTATCTCTGTCCATGTGACTGTGTTATTAATAATTGTTTCCCATTTTTCTCTACCAATTGTAGTTGTAACAGAGGTTGATGATACTATACCACCTACACGCTGTACTCTATTGCATGTTGCATTAACTGTTGCTTCAGGCTGTGTTACTGCATGACCTTGAAATATTTTTTCTGAGTCAGACGTAATACTTGAATTTGAAGAATTGTTTGGTGTTGGTGATGAACCACCCATACCTGTATGATGTTGACAATAATAATACAAGTCAGGTGTTCCATCTGCTACAACAATAGTTGATTGCGTAGATGAGTTATGAGTTACACCTGTTGTATATTCTGTTCCACTATTGTGCGTACCATCTGATGTTGTGGAAAATCTTACTGGATGAGCTGATGGGTAATTAAATACATACGTATTACCTTCAACAAGCTGTATTGTTTCTTGCTGTACACCATTTATAAAGTATTTGTTAGAACCACTCACCTCTTGAACCGTAACTTCGTTTGTGTGAGTGCTACCGGTTGATGCAATGCCTCCTCTTGTGGCATATCCGAGTACGGTAATACTGGCTACTGCTGTTGGTACACCTGAGCCAAATCTAACACGATTACATATAGCCGCACTTGTTGATGCAACACTAACAGTCGATGATGCACTTATCATAAATACACCACTTGCTGAAGTTGTTGCTACTGCGTTAGCTGTTTGTGGACTTGTGCGAACACGCATCACACTTTCAGTTATGCTAGATGTTGTAGTCGATGTAGCTTGACCGGTTCTTATTCTTGCACCATTACCAGTAGTAGTTACACTAGTTGTTGATGCACCGTTAATAAGTGCTGAACCTTCAGGTACACGTCTAACACCAACTGTTGCACCTGAGTTTGCAGTTGTACTGGCTGTAGCAATTCTAACTCTCGCACCTACTGCTGTAACAGTAGAAGTTGCTGTTATGACAGTCTGTAAATCATCCTGTCCACCATTGAAGACACCAACACCATAGTTCCAATCACCATAGTTTCTAGTATCTGTTTCCTCAATAATGACTACTTCACCACTACACGTTGCACTAGATGTAACAGTTGTAGAAGCACTACCACCTATTGTGACAATCCAATCTACACTATTAGCACCTGACGTAGCAGTTACTGTAGCTGAAGCATCCTTTACATCACCTACACTTGAGCCGAATGTACGTAAACCGTAATACGATTCACCATACTCAAAAGCCATTTACTTAATTAGTTGAGTGTAATGTCTAGGTCACCTGATGGCACACGAAACACGTCACCAGTTTCAATAGTCTTGTTTGACGATAAAGCCGCATAAGCCATTAAGTTACCTGATGTTGAAGCATCGTAAACACCAACGTGTGTTACTGTTCCATAGTTTGCTGTAGCTGTAGGAAATTCTACTGCCGCATTATTAGACGTAGTGTTACCTGATGTTGTAAATGCAACTGTTTGACGTGCATAACCACCACCAGTAACTTCAGTAACTGAACCGGCTTCGCCATCTGCTACTGCTGTAAATAACGCTAAGTATTTTGTAGATGGAGCTGTGTAAGCCGCACCTGCAAATACATGGTCTAAAATTTCTGTTTCTAAATAGTTTGAAAAACTCATACTAAACCTCTCACTTTCATTGTAAGTCCTGACCCACTATAACGTGCTTGGTCAGAATATTCATTTAATCTAGCAACTGCGGCAGAATACATCTGCGCCCAAACTGCTACCCTTTGGTCTTCTGCTAAATACGGTGCTGAGTGTAATAAAGCTCCATAGAGGTATACATCAGGTGCATCTAGCAAAAGCCAGTTATCTGAGTTACTACTAAGGGATGGTACTTTCTGATAGTAAAGCAACTCAAAATCTGTGTCTACTGACGGAGTTGGGTACAATTGAAATTGTCCATCTGCGTGTGTGTACATACGAGGTGTGCCTGTAGCATCCTCATTTGCGGCTCGTTTGTCAGCCATAGCATCTCTAGAGACAAGGTTTACAACAGAAGTGCCTGTGCCTGTGAGATGTAATCTTATTGTTTCAATCCAGTCTGAAGGTACTTGCATGTACTCATCACCACTAGATTGTTGTCCACTAGACCTAGCTTCCATCTTGTAGTGTCTAATGTCTCTGTTTATTTGTGCCTCAGCCAATGTAATAAAGTCAGGTATTACTGCTGTAAGGTCATCTCTGTTTAGGAAGTCAGCTATAGAAGCTTTTAATCCTGTGTAATTAGATAAAGCCATGTTACATCCTTAATCTATATTGATTCTCTAATTCGTACTGTGATACTAAACCATCTTTTATACCTTGGTAAAACGCAGGTAATGACTCAGGCTGATTTGCTCTTAACCATGCCTCTTGTTCTAATTGTGTGGGTGTTAATGCTGTGATACCTTCACGATTTCTAAATGCATTCATTGCTTCATCTGTTAATGTATCTCCACTAAATCCATAACTAACTGTATTACCATCTTCTGTAAATGTATATTCGTTACCTAGTCCAAGGTTTTGTAGTCCTGCATTAACTGCTCCTGCTCCTGCCATCATCATTGGGTTTGTGCCACTAGCATTATATGTTTTGACTCCTGCACCTGTGTGATGACTTAATTCATGTGCATTTGCAGTATCCATTACTCCTTGAGGTACAGCTTGTTGTGCCGCAGGTTTTATACCTTGCATTACACCACCGCCTAAAGCAGAACCACCACCTGCATATAATTTCACAAATTCTTCAAATGTTAAACTTCCGTCCGGGTTTGGCATAGCTTCTCCTGTTTAATTTAACAGTAGTATATCATTGTAACAAACCTGTTTTTAAGTTTGTTTGTTTGTTACCAACCATATTCTTCTGCGTATCTTGTGTTGATTTTGTCTGCTTCTTTTCCGTATTTATCAACCATTCGTTTGTAAACTTCTTGTGATTTGCCGGTAGAGTTCTTTCTGTTTTTATACGACTCGCCATTAGGATTTGTCCTCCAATCGTTAGTTAGCAAATTGCCTTCAGACCTATAGTAACCTAATTCTACTTCACCTAAGTCTGCATCTATTATAGCCTGTTTTACCAGTTTTTTGAAGTCGGCATTTGTTACTGTTGGTACATTGTCATCAAACGGTGTGTAATTAATTATATCTGCACCTGTTGCATTAGATGTTGGTGATACATAATCATTACCAAATTGTTTAGTTAATTCAGCATACAATCTTTCGTTTTCTTCTTTTGTTAATTGTCTGCCAATGTCTATATCTACAGCATTTTGATTGCCTATTTTCTTATCTGCAAAA